GACTACCAGAAGGTTATGTCTGGCGGCAAAGAGGCTATCGTCGATCTCCTTTCGACGAACAAGGTTTATCGCCGAGAGAGCAAAACAAAAACACCTGATGGTGAGTTTGGTGAGTACACGCTCGTCAATACGACAGAGATGCCTTACTCAAACAATGTTGAGGAAGCTGACGCGTTCGCGACCCTGCTCTTAGAAACACACCAGACGCAGGGTCGACCCGCCGCAAGGCAGCTATTGGATATGATTGGTCCCGAGGCGCGTCGAGGAGAAGCGGCCCCGCTTCCGTACCAGAAACGAACGGAAGCGATCCTGGACGCGCTGGACGACAGTCTCAGCGATCAGGGCCACGGCTTCCGACGTATCGATAGCGCGGAATACGACCACGTCGAACGGATGCTCCAGGTCTACAACAAGCGCCCGGTCGGCGATCCTGGTCTCATCAAAGCATCCAGGATGATACGAACGGTAAACAACCTGTCGCTCCTATCGTTCACCACACTCACCAGCCTTGGCGATGTTGTCTTGCCTGTCATCCGGTCTGGCCGGATGGGTGCCGCGATTAAGGGCTGGAGCAGAATGGCGTCCGACCCCGAGTACCGGAAGATGATCCGCAATACGGGCGTGGCCATCGAGAACATCATGCACGAGCGCATGATCCACGGTTATGGCGGCAGCGACAGCAAGATAAGCCAGGCATTCTTCAACGGCACAATGCTAACGCCTTGGACAGACATGCAGCGCCGCATCAGCGGGGCGGTTGCCCATGAAGCCTTCAAGGCCGAGCAGGCCAAAGCGTTTCGGCATTACGTCCCCGGTCAGGACTTGGAAGCACAGCCTCCGCAGTACAAGCAGGCTTGGCGCATGCTGCGCAACTACGGTCTAGAGGACTACTCGCCTACCGGAAGTCTCAATGAGAGCTTTGAGATGGATGAGATCATGCAGTCTCCTCGCTTCCAAGACGCGATCATCAAATTCACTAACGAAGCGATCTTCACGCCGAACGCGGATGACGTGCCTTATTGGGCGCAGACGCCAATCGGTACGATAGTGGCGCAGCTCAAGACGTTCCCCTTGATGATCTCGCGTATGGGCAAAGAGATACTGTGGAACGACACAAAGCTCTTCCTGCATGACCGCAATGTCATCAAGCTGGACAACCCCGAAAGCGTCCGGGGAACCGGAAACCCAACGCGAGCTGCTTACTTCCTGACACTCGGGCCAGCAGCGGGTTACGCCGCGCTGAATGCGAAAGACGTAATCCAGGGGCGCGGCGGTGAAGAGAACCGCGAGCACAAACCTCGTGATCGCGGAGACTCATTACAAAAGTTGCTCGGCTACAACGAGAACTACCACGGCGATCTGGAGACATACGCCAGTCACTATCTCGAAGGCATGCTTCTCATGGGAGGTCTTGGTCTCCTTGGCGACATTCTGCACTCCACCGTCCAGCAGGCAGACAACGGTGCGTATGGCCAATTGCGGGTCGTCTCCACTCTCCTGGGTCCGTCTGTCGGCTTGGTGACAGACACCGTTGGCATCGTTGGAGGAGTCAAAGATTACCTGACTGACGGTGATGCAAACGGAACTGGGAAAGAGAGAGCCGCCGTCAGAGACGCAGTGCGCCGTGTTCCGATCATTGGCGGCATGGGGTCTGTCCGCGAGGCGATAGTAGACGCGGCCTTTGAGAAGTCCAAGAAGGGTTCGTGGAGTGGCAGCGCCGGGTGGTCCCGTGGCTCCAACTGGAGCAAGTGATGGATTGGGCAAGACCCAACTTTAAGTGGTCAGAACTTTGGTGCAAAGGATGTGATGGATCATGCGCGTTCAGCAGGGACAACCGACCAATAGCAAACGTTGCCGATGCAGCGCTCGACAAACTTCAAGACCTGCGTCTTGTGCTCGGCGCTCCGATAACGGTCCTCTCGGCAGCTCGATGCCCGGTCCACAATGCGCGTGTGGGCGGCGTGGTCAACAGCCAGCATCGCTGTACAGAGAACAGGGCCGCTACGGCGTTTGATTTGACGTCTCACCGAGCGTCTCTCGAAGACATCGCAAAGGCTGCGGAGTCGGTCGGGTTCGGCGGTATCGGTCGGTACAACTCTTTTATTCATGTGGACGACAGAGGTCGTCGGGCGAGATGGAATGGCAGTTAAGACAGGTGTCCACTATGAGCCTGGGCAAAAGAAAAGAACATCAATTGGAAACAGCAACCTATCGCGGCCAACAAACAAACGCGCCAGACGCTCTTGGAAGAAATACCGGGGCCAGGGAAAGTAAGAGGATATAGTTATGGAATTTATAGCATCAGCGCTTTTGGGAGGCGGGACCGGGATAATCGGTTCTGTCGTTGGCCGGGTCTTCGGATGGCTGGAGACACGCGAGAAGCGGAAGAACATGGAGATGGAGTTCGCTCACGAACTCTCGATGACGGAAGCTCAAGGCCGGATACGCGCAGACGAGCTTGAGGCGGAAAGCAAAATCGTTGAGCAGAAGGTAGCGGGGGACATGCGCACCGCCAGCTACAGACACGATATGTCTGCCGGTCAGCCTTACCGATGGGTGATCTCTGTGCTGCGTTTGGTCAGACCAGTCCTGACACTGATGCTAATTGCGATAACTGCCGCGATTGTTCTTTCGTTCCCAGCCGCAACAGCATTCGACATTGCTAATCAGGTGGTCTACCTGACAAGCATGGCTATTGCTTGGTGGTTTGGGGATCGCGCTCCGCAGCCGAAGAAGTAATTTCTCCGCCTATAGCGGCGTAACCGGCTATGTCTCGCCAGCTATCCTCGTTGTCGACCTCGTGCGCCAGACGTGCCAGCTTCACACCGATCATCATAGCGACGACTTGCCCCGGCAAGACCTCGTGGCCGAGGATCATCGACCAGACTTGGGCAATGCGTTCGTGGTTCTTTCCCGGCTCGCCGTAGTCTCTGTTGCGATCCCCGTTTATCAGCGCCTTGGCTTGGTCGAGCAATACGTCTTTACGCATCTCGCATCTTCTCCATCTCTATTTCTCGTTCGATCTCAAAAAGTTTTTTCTGAGTTTCAAATCGCGTTTCTCGGAGATACCTTCGTTTATCAACGGCGCGTCTCTCGGTGGCTTCGTCTGCGAACTCAAGGTACTCAGTCACGCTGGCTATTTCGTTCTCGCACTCAGCAAGTTTGATGCGACTGTCGCAGCGGAGCGCCAGAAGTGTTTCTATTTTTCCAGTCATCGCCTGTCTTTCGGGTGATAAACGGCGTAATCGTCACACGGGTTGATGCCCTCTTGCTTGTGCTTGAGGCAGTACCAAATGCCCGTCTCTTCGGCGATGGCATGCTTGCATGAGCTACATGCCACAGGTACGGGCTGGTCATCCCAACAGACACCTCGCTTAAAGCAGCCTCTGCAACGCCAGTCTTCTGGGTCAGCGGACACCTTCTCAGCTTCGTTCATCATAACGACGTCTGCTTTGGCGAGCAGAGCGTTGTAGTGAAGCTCGTCGAATTCCACGATCTGAGAGAGATACCGGCTTGTGTTCTTACAATAGCTCACGAACAGGCTTTTCTTCATGCCCGACATGCCCATCATCGCTTGCATCTGGTCAACATACTTTGGGTGAGAGTGCGCAACGCCGTGCTTCAGGCACTTGTTGAACATAGTCTGGTTCATGCTCTTGACCTCAAGAACAGCAACCTCGCCATCGTCCATCTCAACGTGGCCATCCATGTGACAAGATATGTGTCCTCCGAACAGCTCGTAGCTGTGCTGCTTGCCCGTCAGACCATCCTTTTCCCAGACGCGGATGTCTGCTTTCTTCTTCATATCAGCGACGACGATGTCTTCGATGATATGGCCGAGCGCAAAAATTCTCTGCAACTTCGGCGGTATCGGGGAATCCGGGTAGCCACGGAGCGAGTACGCGAGGCTTGCGTCGCAATCACTGCCGATGTTCGACGCACCGATATACTGACGAGGCCGGTCGTTTGACCGGCCTCGCGTGACGTAGCCGTCATCGATAGCGTCAGCTACCGGGTCTAATCTTTCGACGACCTCGTCTGCCATGTCAGAACGGGATGTCGTCGTCGAGATCGGCAGGTGTCGCAGCGCCCGTGGCTTCGGCGTCTGCGCTGCTGAAGCGCTTAACCTCCGGGTATTGCCGCTGCTCACCATTCTTCATGAACGGCTTGCCGTTACCGACGATGATGGTACAGCTCAATCCCTCTATACTCGCCGCGTCTCCCGGCTTGTCTGGAGTGGCGTGGCCAGCGGCGATCAGAAAAGATTTCAGTTCTGCGCGTCCGATGCTCTCCGCCTTCTCCTTGGTCGGAAAATGGACGTTGAAGTTTTTGCGTATGTCTCCACCGCTGGCCGTAACAAAGTCTACCTTGAGACGCTTATTGTTCTGCGAACCATCCGCTCCTCCGAACGTCTCGATCAAGACGTCCCTCGCTGTCACCTTGTAGGTGCCAGGCGTCAGCCGAGTTGAGCCGCCTGATGCCTCGATGCTGCTGAGATCAAGGTCTTGAAAATTTGTCCACTCGTTCATCGTTAATGTCCTTTCTTTTTAAATTGAGAATATTCGTCTTCGGTCATGGCCATCCTGGCCAAAAGCTCGGTCACGTCTGCGCATTCTTCGTATGCTTGGAGACGTCCAAGAGGGTCGCGGGTTTTCCCGTGCCAGCCACTGACTTCGTCGCTGGCTATGTAGCGCTTGACGCGAGGGACACCTCGGTCGTCTTTCTCGGTCACGCGTACACCGCACAGGACGTGATCGAACAACGCTGGGATTTTTTTAGAGACGCTGGAGCCGGGGACATGCGGCCAATACTCGACCGTGTCGTTGGGCGTCTTCTCTTCCTTGGCGAGGCAGGTGATATACACGTGCAACGGTAGATCGCGGATAGTCTTCAAGACGCCGTTCATGATCCTGCCGTAGTCGCCCCACATGGCGAAGCCGTTGCCCGAACCCTCGTGCTCTTTTTCGAGGTGTTCGATCAGACGCTCGGCAAGCTCTGTGAGGCTGTCGATACAAATCCATTTGTACCCAGCCTTCTGGAACTCGCCCGATGTAATCATCTTGAGGATCGCACGGCAGGAATAGATGCCCTTCTCCTCATTGATCGGCCCGTCCCAAGACGTGAAGGGCAGGTAGTCGATCGACACGTCTTCGATGGACTTCAGACCAGCTTCGCCGCTGATAATCAGTCCCTTGCCATATCGCTCCTGATAATGACGGCACTGGAACGTCTTGCCCCAGCCGTGGTGTGCGTAAAGCAGCACCTTAGTTGGACCCGACTTGCTCAGGTCGCTTGTGCTTTTTACCGAGAAAACCAAATGAGGCTCCTTTTTTGCGGTTGAGTTGATGGTAAACCTTGAAAGGTGTGTAGTATATAATATACATTAGGTATCTACACAAGCGCAAAAGGCACTTTCGATGAAAAGAGTGGATATCCGCAAGCTGATTGCCGCATACGGCGGCGCAGCGCAGATCGCGAAGATCACTGGCACGGTGCGAACCGCACCCTATGGCTGGGCGAAGCGGGGATACATCTCGTCGCGTGTGCTGGAGGCGCTGAAAACGCACGACAAACGCTTTAATCTGAACAGGTATTTTTATGACGAAGAACGCAAAACTGACGGCGGCGATTGAGTATTTAGGCGAGGGGCTGTCGGTCATACCGATCAAGCCCGACACAAAAAAGCCACGGATACGGTGGCGCGAATTTCAAAAAACTCTACCCAGCGAAGAACTCGTCACTGAGTGGTGGAGCAACCATCCAGACGACGACATTGCTGTAATCACTGGCGCTCTGTCTGGCTACGTCGTGGTCGACTGTGACAACGAGACGGCTCTGGTCGAGGCGGAACGTGCGGGTATGCGCTCACCTATTCGCGTGGAGACGAAGCGCGGCTACCACCTGTACTTCCGCCACCCGCGAGATGGTGTAGGACGTGGGCCAAGAGCAGGGATAAACAGCAGGGGCGAGGACTGGCCCCGGATCGACGGCTTGGATTTCCGAGGCGATGGATCATATGCGTTGCTCCCGCCCAGCAAAAACTACAGTTGGCACATCCCCCTTGGGCTAGAGCGAGACGTCGATGCGCCAATGTGGCGTGACTGGCGACCAGGGGTTAGGTCTGACGGGGCGGCATTCGTCTTTGAGCAGCTTGATCTGTCTGACGTGCAGCCGTCTGGCGAGTTTGTGAGCGAGTGGGAGCGCACCGAGCGCTTTGCGAAAGAACACTTCAAGGACGGGAAGATACCGACCGGGCTGGGCAACGGACGCAACGAGCGCGTGATGCGATACGCGTCTGAGTGCATTCTTGACGGCTACTGGGGAGCGGAGCTGCGCGTTCGCTGCCGTGCGTTCATGCGCCAGTTCTTCATCGACTCGCTAGACGAGCCAGAGTTTGAGGCGACGGTAGCCTCGATGGAACAGAGCGAGCGCCGAAATCATCCCGAGCGGTTCAGCGAGCAGGGCGACTACGTCTTCCAGCATCCTGAGCGGTCGGACATAAAGAAGAACTGCCGCCAGAGACGGCTCATCCAGATGAAAGACGTCGCCGAGTTGGAGGCTGCCAGTAGCAGCACTCGGTATCTGATCGAGCCGTGGCTGCAAGTCGGCAGTGTCACACAGGTTCACGGCTATTCGGGTCACGGTAAGAGCATGTTCGTCCAGCACTGCATGGCTGCGCTGGCGTCCGGGAAGCGCCATGTCGGCCCCTTCGAGGTGATGGGACCGGCGCGGGTTCTGTACCTCGACTTCGAGATGGGGCGATCGACCATCGCCAGACGTCTGGCTGAGATGAAACAGATGCACGGCGACACTGAAGACAGGCTCCAGATATGGACGCCGTTCATTGATCCAGACGTAGACATAAACCTGCACAAACCCGAGGGTCTACAGGAACTCCAGGGCTGGCTTGAGTTTGCGCGGCCAGACGTCGTGGTTATCGACACGATCAGGACAGCCTGGCCAGGTTTGCTGGAGAACTCGTCTGACGAGTGGGCGAAAATAAACTCCCTGGTCGTGAAAATCAGAAACGCTGGCATCGCTGTCGTCCTTGTCCACCATTCCAACAAGCCGGGGGAGGGCGGTCTCGGGCGAGAGGCAGGGTCTACTAACCAGCTCACCGTGCTGGAGACGCAGATCAGGGTGACACAGGTCTACGACGATGCTGATACCGCTCGTAACAACGCTGCCCTGTTCGACGGCGACTATGCCAAGCCTGTCTTCCCAGCGCTGGCAGACAAGCTACCCGATGACTGGCGGCTCTATATGTGCATGGAAATAAGGTACGGCAAGGTCAGGGAGTGGACCGACCTGCATGATAGAGTGCAGTGGTTCGGTCTGGCGGAAGACCTGAACAGTGACCAGCGGTCTGTTGTCGCCAGCAAGTCGACAAAGCAGAGGGCGAAGGACTTGGCGCTGGATGGGGCAGACGACCGAGAGATCGCTACTAAGCTAGGTCGTCCTGTCAGGACTATTAGAGACTGGCTTGTTTGATCTATCTCGCCGAGGCCCAATGTAAGTTACCGTCAGGTCCGGCCAGTGCTTGCGCAAGGTGTCGATTAGAGCTGCTGCTGCGGGGTACTTTTCCCGATTCAGCCGACGCTGTTCGTCTCTGTTCATAAAAAAAAATGCTGACTAAAAAATATGATACTTCGTTAAGCATGCTTTTTTAATTGCCTACGAACCCCAGAGGGGTTCGAAGGCTAAGTCTACGCTGCGCTTCGACTAAGCATACGAAGTATCATATTTTTGGGAAGATGTCAAATGTATTATATACAGTACATATCTTTTTAGTTATGATTCCGGCATGCCCAAGCGTGTCCTGATTTCAAAAGACAACTACCACTGGCTGCACGCGCACCACGCCCGAACCAGCTACGCCGACATGGCAAGGAAGCTCAAGGTCAACGTAGACACGTTGAAGCGCATCCTGGTGCGCGAAGGACTGCGTGAATTTGATGGCGCAAAATACGCCGTCGCTCGTGAGACATTCGTTGAACTCTGGTCGCGACCCTGCATGCGTTGTCAGTCTCGTGAGCAACGCCCCAAAAATATGTACTTCTGCAAAAAGTGCCGGATCACACTTGGTTTTGAGGGGGATGACGAGTGAGCAGCCAGAAGAATAAAGGCGACGGGTTCGAGCGGGAGCTATCAAAATATTTTAACGACGTCTGCGGCCTATCGAGCTACCGCACACCGTTATCGGGAGGAGGGCGCGTCGGCTTGACGCCGACCGCTGACTTAACCGGCACGCCCGAAATGTTCATCGAGGCCAAGCGTGTGGAAAAACTAAATTTCCACGCTGCACTGGCCCAAGCAGAGGCGAACCGGACACGCTCGAACCTGGAAGAGGAGATCACCGTCGTAATCAACAGACGTAATCGGATGACCACGGGCGAAAGCCTGTGCCTTTTGCGTCTGGACGACCTGCTCCGCCTGTACCGTCCATACTTAATCTCCCAAGGCTACGTAAAGGAAAGCGCAGATGATTAAGTTGGTCGTCGATAACGATAACGCTGAGACGCTCGACGTGGAGTGGGACGACGAAGACGAAGACTACGAGATGGACGACGACCAGCACGAACTGTACTCGGTGCTCGCGCACGTCGCTGGTGAAGTCCAAGCGGGTCGCGTCTCGTCTCTGGCCGTCGTCACCGTCGCGTCTGACCGGGCATCAACCGCTTCGTGCTTCTCGTCAAATGTCGCGGAAGACCTTCACATGATGTTGGCTGCGGTAGATTTGCTCAAAGACAGGATAAAAGATGACTGTCTCTAACACCCTGCGAAATATGCAATGCAGGTCGTGCAAAGTTTTTAAGCCAATAAAAAAGTACGAGGAGCACAGGAGAATATGCAGGGCATGTCGGCGGCTAGACCCAAAACCAAAAAGTTTTTTCACTGACTGCCTTAACAAAACGAGGACGCGTAACGCGCCCGTTGCGCCAGACGTCCACGGCGGCTTCCTCGCCGAGCTAATGACTGAACAAAAAGGTCTATGCGCCCTGTCTGGCAAACAGATGACGCTCATCCGAGGGCAGGGCGTCGTCGGCACAAACGCATCTATCGACCGCATCAGCCACGCACTGCCCTACACCCGAGACAACATTCGCCTCGTGTGCCTCCACGCAAATTACATGCGCAGACGCATGGACGACGACGAGTTGCTCGACTGGTGTCTGGCTATCTCACGGACGATCACCAAGACAGATGATGACAAAATAACCACAGGTAAACCGCATTCACTGGCCCTTGGGGGCCAGTGAAAAGACGAGGAATAATATGTTCAGCGAAGTTCTAAATCTCGACATATCCAACCTTAATTTCGACGAGCAGGAGGAGCAGCAATTCCTTCAAGGTCTGCAAGAGCGGCTGTCTCGTCGACCTGGTTTCATGCCATCCATCAACCTGACCGGGGGGTTCGCACGTGGAGAAAAAACCTTCGATCTCGATCGACTGGGTGTTCACAAGGCTGGCAAAGAGAACTTTAATGTCGGCGGTCGTCTGGGCTTCGACGCAAACACATCTGGCGGATACGGCTACGGCGCTGGTGCAAGCGGTCACTACTACCGTGGCCATCAGAAGATGCCAGACGTGCTGCAAAATTTCGGTGAGCCGGAGCGGTACAAATGGAACTCTCGGGGGGTGCAGCTTGATGAGCTTGACGCGTACCTAAATACGCCGGGAGGCTCGCGATTTGAATTGAAAGCCAACCCGAACAGGGGTCAGCGGGGAATATCAGGCCGCATAACTATGCCGTTCTGATGGACAGCTCAGTCACAGCACCGTGCCTCTCACCGTCAGACGTCATGGCCGTCATCGACGCAGCAGCAAAGAAGCCGCATCACACAGGGGCGCTGCACAACAAGACGCGAACCAATCCCCTGGCGCGCCGTTGCAAAATAGTCTGGCTGCATCCGCCAGAAATTCGCACGGTCTTCCAAAAAGTTTTTACAGCAATCGAGCAAGCGAACACATCATCCTGGCAGATAGACTTCGATGCTCTCGAAGCGGCGCAGTACACGGAGTACAGCTTCCTTGGCCACTATGGTCGGCACATCGATCTCGGTGACGGACCCATCGCCAGACGTAAGATCAGCGCGTCAGTCAACCTATCGTCTCCCGCCTCTTTCGGAGGCGGTCGCCTAACTACCTGGCGAGGCCCAACAAGCAACAAGCTGGGCGAGATCACAATCTTCCCATCCTATCTTCCGCACAAAGTATCCCCCGTCTGGTGGGGCAAGCGCCGATCCCTAGTGTTCTGGGCAACAGGAGAAAAATACAAATGAGGAAAATATCAACAACGCTACAGTGGCACGAGTTCATTTGCGACCCGTACTCTAGGTCCGCGACGTACTACCGTGGCCACCTCATCAACGACCGTGGTCGCATGTGGCGCACAGAGGTCGCACGTCTGGCAGAGCTGGCGCTTCACGCAGCCAGCACAAACACGGTAGACCTCGTGCAGAAACGACACGGGCCTCACGACTACGAGTACATCGTGATGAAGCGGACGACCAGAGACGCAGAAACAAATATAATATCCCCGTCAACCAGACGGGGAACCACCGATGCGGAAAACGAACTCAGGAATACGACCGAAGAAGAAATGGTGCGGTCGGGACATGTCATCCTCGAAGTCTAAGCGCCCGATGAGGCGGCGGTCGTGAGGAAAATCAGCAAGACGCGTGGCGCGATCTTCGGCAGCAACTCTACTGGCCGAGCACCACAGGTAGTCAACCCATACCGTGCAGCCGAGTTATCTGGTGCGCCGAGTAACTTTGGCGCTCAACTAACACGTTTCAAATTGGGTCAGCGTCTGCCGTCTAAGCGGCGCTAGTGTATGCGGGGAAATTTCCGCAGCGTCGATGACGCCTCTGCCGCGTTGTCCTGTGCGGACAAAATACGAATGTCTTCCGCCACGGAAAAGTATTCGTCCTCAATATTGTCTCGACCCCAGCGGTCGTCGGGATCGAGCTTCTCGGCAATCGAAACAAGAGCTGCCGCGTAGCTCTCCTTGGCTGCCAGTAATTCTTCAGCCCACTTACTCTCTTTTTTCATACCTATACCTCTTTGTAGGTATGCAATATGAGGTACAGCCAAAAACTAAAAAACTATTTTGATCGACTCGATATCAGTGCAGGTAAAAGCGTCGAAATAACCAGCGGGAATAGAGCCAAATAACACGGCTATTCTGTATCGCACATTCCCTTTACCTGTTGTGCTAACAAATAAGTCTCATCCACTTTATCGCAAAATTCTTCGAATGCCCGTATAGCATCTAGGCCAGCAACATTGCTGGTTGCGACTTGTTTTTGCAGACGCCTGAAGTGGCGTGCCTCCCACTCGTGCATACACAACCAGGTCGGCCTGATTATCCGGCGACGATTGTCGTCTGCGTCTTGCTCGATCACGAGCAGCCCGAGTGCCTCACCCTCGTTCAAAATTTCCTTGAGCTTGGTTGGTGAGCAACGGACCTCCCGCTGCATGTCGGCGTAAGCGGTGTCCTCGTGCTTGTACAGATCGAGGAGCAGACGCCACGCCATACTCATGTGGTTGGGCGACTGCCGCCAAAATCTAGCGCGCTTGGAGAGACGACCGCTGAAAGCCTCACGATGATTGCGGAGCTGCGCTTCCATGTAAGCGATCAAATATTTCCTGTGTTCTTCGCCCTGCTTCATGAGCTGTTCAGGTCGAGCGGCGTCTGTCTCGTTGAGACCGCTCATCGCCGTCAATATTTCTTGGAATTCTCCCTCTTGATACC